CCGAGTTCGATCCGCACATCGTTCAGTATGTCGGTCACGTGAGAGATTGCCGACCGCATCTCACCCTGGAATTCGCGCACCTCTTTGCGCTGATCTTCGCTTGCGTGCTCCATTGTGGCGAGTCGCACCTCATGCTCGCTGACCTTGACCGTCAAATCGGCACGCACTTGCTGAATATCCGATCGGAGGCTCAAATAGCTCGTGAGCGCGCCTCCGCCGATGGTTATCAGAATGACGGCGGCCTGAAGTATGTGCCCGAAATTGATCTCAGGGCTAAACCTCGGCCATAATCGCTTATCGTCGGTCATCTTCCGCGCCTGCAGATCCTGATTCCGCCGGGGCCAAAGCTCAATGTCTTGGTCTCGCCGCCGACATGCAGACTGCATTCGCCGGTGGTTTCGTCAGCGGTGACGATCTCGCCCGGGACATCGGTATAGTTGTCGGTGCGCACGATCTTCCAGCGACGCTTGTCTTCGCTGCTGTGCCATGATTCGAGCTTCAAGGGAGCCTCACGCTTACTAGTGGCAGGGGTAGTTCCGGACAAACTTTTCGCTCACTGCGATCCGACAAGAGTCCAGGCGAGGTTCGCCAACGTCGCATCCGGTGAGACTGGCGCCACCACAGTCAAAATGTCGCCCGCCATAAAGGTCGTCGCCGAGGGCATGCTAAAAGTCCCAATCATCGCGCCGGCGGCAAAGACCATCGCTCCGACATTTGTGCCGTTTTTCTTGATACTGTAGGTCGTGGTCGCGGTAGCGGCGACACCCGCCGTTCCTTGGCTGCCGGTCAACCCCGCGGGAAACATCACAGTGCCGGCGAAGACATAGCGTTGAACAACGAGGTTGGTCGTCGTTGGGCCGGTGTAGGAACCACTGACGGTGGTCGCGACGGACGCTTTGCCGGAACCGGTCACCGTGTAGGTATAGGCCGGTACAGAAGCGAGGCTTTGCGCAGCACCGCCGACGATATTGGCCGATGGAAATTTTAGATAAATCGTCTGGCCAATAAGGGTCGATGGATACGGAAATCGGCCGATCGCCTGGTCGAGTCTGGCAAATTGTGCGCCGGATGAGTGGCTGCCGATGGTACTGCCATAGGCACCCCGATACAGTGTCGTCAGGCCGTAGTGGGAGGTAGTGGTCAGCGTTGCTGTTTGGTAAGCCAGTAGCTCGCCGCCGGCATAGCACAGCGTGGCAAGATTTGCTGCATCGCCGGCTGAGACCGATAGCAGCTCGCCGCGGCTCTCCGTCAAATCGACTGACAGCGTGTTGAAGGTATCCGGCTCGCTTCCGCCATAACTGGGCAAAGTCGCGGTCAGAACGCCTTGCGTTGCTGGACCCGGTATTGTTCCGGCATACGCATAGGAGCTCCCGTCGCTGGAGATCCAGACCTGAGCGCCGCCCCAGTTCGGGCCGCCCGACAGCGCCACCCAGATTTCGAGGTCGCCCGACAATAGTGCCGCCGGCGGCTCGAAGATCAGCGGCATATTGACATCGCCAGGTCCGGTGGACCAGTTCGGTATATAGCCGGCGGTGCTCTGCTTGCCATACAGCACGGCGGTCGAGTAGCCGCCGAAAAAATCCTCGGCAGTGATTGTCAACGTTCCTTCGTCATCCTCTTCGACCGCAGTGATGCGCACCGTCAAAGCGGAGACGCCAAGCCGCGTATCGCTGATCTGGACCAGGTCCATCGGTTCGAGCAGGCAATATTTCCAGCCGAGCTTGAAAGTATAGGTGTTGCGGAAGAGCAGTGAGCGCTGCAATACCAGTTGCGCGACGATGGCGCCTGTCAGATAGGGGTCGACAACCATATCGGCTTTGAGGGAGGTATCGCGCCGGATGCCATAGAGGTCGACGGCAGCCTGGTCGAAAGTTTCGATGACGTGTGAATTGTAGCTGTTGCCGCGGTCCTTGCACTGTAGCTGGACGTAGTTGTTGGCGTCCGCCGGAGTCGAACGCACGATATGCACCGGATCATCGGTGAAACCACCGGTGACGGGGGTTGCGCCCGCCCGCAAAGCAGGGCCCCCCGGGTTGGCACCGGTATTGATGCCCACACTCGATTCCTGGACGATAAAATCGTCCTCGCCGAGACTGTATATGGGCGTCGTGTCCGGCGCGTAGGTAAAGGGGCCGGCCACGGGGCCGAGCGTGATACTGAGGCCGCCCGACGCGCCCACAGCGACCGAAGTCAGCTGCGCAGCTGTGCTCAGCATCGCGATCATCAGGCCATCGGGGCTGACTCCGGCCCAGAGGCCGAACCCCGTTAACGGTGCAGTGACGAGCACGGCCTGCGCCAACCCCGCTCCAACAGCCGCATAGTTTTGCTCTTGCCCGGTCGTCGTGTAGCTGACGGCGATCGGTGAACCCGGCAGCTCAGGTTGGCTAAAGACGAGGCTGACGGTGTCGCCACCGGTGCTTGTCACGCTGCCGCCGAGCTGCACGAGCTGGTATGATACGGTCAGCGGCTGGTCGCCGTATGGGATGATCTTGAGCAGTCCGCCGGACCAGACGATCGCGCTGTTCGTCAAATTGGCAATGTCTGCCAGACATTGCTGTGCCGGTTGCTGGGTGTCGAGCATTGGTGACACAAATAGACCAGCCGCAAAGCAGTAGCTCAGATAGGAAGTGGCGTCGAACGAAGTCATTGCCGGATCGAGGTTGGCACTCGGAAAGCCGGCGCCGTAGCGCGCATTGGTCAGAAAATCGGCGACGACTGCTGCGGGGTTGGCGTCGAAGCCGTTTACCCCAGACCCCGCTTCGATGCCCTGGATCTCGACCGAGAAATTTGGCAGAGTCGCGGTATTGCCGAGTTGGTAGTTGGCGCAGGTAAAGTTTGCTGTTCCGGAATAGCCGAGTGCCTTTGCCGGATGGTTGGTCGACCAAAATGAGTCCGCGGCCTGACCATCATCTCCGAGATTGATCGAGGAGAGGCCCGACAACGCTCCCAAGGTCGAGATATTCTTATCCCACCAAACGGTGCCGATCCCGGTGATCGCCCCTTGGCACAACCCCATAATAAATGAAGCCGAATACGTGTATTGCTGCCCGCCGCCCTTACCGCCGCCGCCGCCCTTGCCCTTGCCGCCGGTCTTCGACGACGCCGTCGCCCTGAAGTCGTCATAGTCGAGGAGATTGCCCGACAATCGCGTGGTGCCGTAAACAAGCGGGATGACGCCGCCCTGCTGCGAGGTCTGGAATTGTAACGATCCAACCGCCTTTTGCTGCTTGGCGTTGGTTCGGCCCCCGAGAATACCGCCCATGGGTGCGCTCTAGCTGCTTGCCGGGAACGGATCGAAAATCCGCGCTGGGCGCCCGGCGAGCTGGCCTTGTGTCGCGTCCGCGTAGACGACGCCCGCATTGTGCCAAGCATGGATCAGCCGCGGCCATTGGAGAACAATCGCGCCGTGGGCAAAGCACCGGCCGAATTTGAACACTGCGATGTCTCCCGGCCGCGGCGGATTGGAGTCATCGACTGCGGGAATTTCGCGGGCATATTGCATGACTCCGTCGAGATACCGCTCGGCGTCTCGATGCAGGTTCCAATCCGGCGGGTAAAACGGCACTTTGACATGCGGGATCACGCCCGCCCTTTCATAGACTTCGGCGAGCAGTGTCAGACAGTCGACGCCAACGCCTTTAACACGCCCCATATGATGGTAAGGCGTGCGCAACCACCTCAAGGCTTCCTCGATGACTGCAAGTCGCGGGGGATCCGCCGGTGGTTGGGCTTCCGCAATGGCAGCGGTGCCCCGTAAATCCGGCACCGCTGCCCCACCGCAAAATTCGACCGAATGAAGGTCTCCTGAGCCACGCCTCATAGATCGATCGTGTCCTCGTTTCGGTCGGTGAAATAGGCGAGGATGTCATCACGCAGTTTCGGCTTGTTGCCGGCAAGCTCGATCAATCCGTCGCGTCGCCGCACAATGTCGGTGTTGGGGTCGTAGTGGTTGCGGATCAAAATCTGCTCGCGCGTGCTGTAGCGCCGCGCGTGCAAAGGCCCGTGCCAGAGGTGGTAGACGATGCCAGGGACGAGCCCGATATCCTCGCCAATAGCCGCACGCGCCCGCTCTTTCCACGTCGATAGCTCAGCGCGATATTGTGGTGTGTAGTCGTTGTCGATCAGCAGCAGGTCCGAAAGATCAAAAAGGGCCATCGCCATGTGATAGTCGGCTGCGCCCAAGAGGCATACGTCTAGAAGTTCTCCCATCGCCTCAAGGGCCTCGCGCCGGTATGCCCAGGCACCACCCGGATAGCCCCAATCGAGCATCTCCACAGGGCCGGCCTTGTGCCAATATTGGTTTTCTGTATGGGCACGGCGGCTCTTCAAATACCAATGCATGAAGCTCTTGCCGGAGCCGACGAACTCGTTCTTGGGGCCGAGCCACATGATGTCGCTCGAGATCTGCACGATTCGGTGGATCTGCAGTCCGCGCAATACCTGTTCGACCCAGAACGGATCGTGGAACAGCATATCCCCGTCGACGACTGCTAGGTATTGCGCGTCCGGTACCGCTGCAACCCCAATCCGTGCCAGATTTTCCTTGCGCCAGCAGATCGAATTGGCCCGTAGCCTGACCCGCCGTACGCCGGCACGGTCGGCTAGGTCGAACGGCATCTGGCCGTAGGCCGTTTCGACAGTGGTCAGCCGTACCCCGGCCTCGATCATACTGTCTTCGAATTGCAGGAAATTGGTGTATCGCGAGACCCAATGCAGCGGATTGTCATAGACCGCGATGACGTCCAGCAAAGCCGGGTCGAACGTTCTGTCGATGCGCGGACAACGGCATGGGGCCGGCCAAGGGGGCCACGGTGGTCGTGGCGGTTGAGGGCAGCCAGGATGCGAAATCTTGAGGTCGTCAGCCATTAAACTGCGGTCTCCGGCGTCGGGATATAGGGGAAGCCGCCAAAATGCACTGCATTGTTGAAGACGCTCGTGCAGGTTGCGATCGTCCGATCGCAGCCGGGCAGCAGCTCAAACTGATCACCGACGACAATAGGGAAGGGAAATGCGACCTTTACTGTAACAGTGCTGCCATTGACAAACCCGGCAACGGTACGGCTGAGCCCGGCATTGCGCCCCGTGAGACCAATGATAGTTCCCTGAGCAAACGGCGTCGCCGAATTCGGAGCGTTAGTGATCACGGTCTGCGTCGAGCCGGCACCGGCTGAGAAGTTCGCGGCGAGGCTGGTTCGATCAAATTGACACATCGGCCCGCCAAAAATGTGCGTGCAGGCGGATTGCCAAAGCCGCCGCGGCATCTGAATATTGAGCAATTCGAGGTGCGAGCGGCACTTCATATCAATAGCAGTCCGGCTGCAATCGACGTCGGAGATCCGGCCGGCGAACAGAACCACGGTTCCCGGACTGGTATCACCATAGGCCGGCATGAAGGCGCGTTCGAGCTGCAGCAATGCGCCGTCGAGCTGACCTTGCCAGGCCGCCTGCAGAAACGGCAAATCGCCGATCAAATCCGTAGATTCAGGATACACCTTGACCTCGAGCTCATCGACTTGGACGCCAATGACGACCTTGGTCTTTGAGCGCTCGAATTTGGGGCCCAGCGCAAAAGTCTGACCATTGGCGGTGAGCGGGGTCGGCGCCGCCGAATACCGCAGAACGGATCCACCGACCAAAGTGAAGGTATAGAGATCGGCCATGATAAATTGCTCACTGCTATTGAGCAAAGAGATCAGCGCTGTTGACGCCGGCTTCATGACCGTACCGAGATGAAGGTGAGCTTTTTCAGCTGCCACAGCTGAAACATGAAATTTTCAAATGCGTAGCTGTCGTCGACGAAGCGGCAGCGAAAGTAATAGCTAAAATCGGTAGTGATGATCAGCCCGCCGCCGGGCGCGGTCTCGAATGTAATCAGCCCTGTGTTCGGATCGACGCTGTAACTTGCCGGGCTTTGCGTGATGCCGTCGAGGTAGACTGCACTGACGATATTCGGGGCGACGATGGGCTCCTGAAAACCGCCGCCTGGGAGAGTTGTACCCATCGCGCGCTGCAGTTGGAAGACAGTGGTACTGGCGTCACCAACCCCGATCTGTTGGCCGGTGACCCGATCGTCGGTCGGATCGCGAAACAGAAACGTACCAAAGGCGCCCTGACACAGCATGAAGAACCCCATAAGGGTTCGCAGCTCGTCATAGCCGGCGGCCGGGTTGTCACGCAACAGATCAAAGATCAGCGTAAACTGCCACAATGGGTATGGGTAGTCGAGAGCCCGCAGTTCACGCCCAGACACCGCGCGTTGAATGCGGGTCTGGAAGGTGGGCGATTTCGTAACGCTCCACGCGAGCCCGGGCAGCGCCGGGAAAACCAATGGCATCATGCGGTCCGCAGTGCCGAGCCGTTGCGCATCGCTTTGTTGAGAGCCGCGACCAGCAGGCTGCCGTTGCTCTGAAAGAAGCGCTTGACGTCTTGACTGTCGATTGCCGAGACATTGACTATGACCGGGCTGGAGGCAGTGCCGCCTGTCCCACCGGCGTCGGCCGGCGTAGCAAGCATGCTCTGTAGCCCCTGAGAGATATTCGCCGGCAACACCATTTCGTTGCTGTGCAGTTGGGCGAGGATGCCGCCGGGCCCGAGGCTGGGCACTGCCCAGCCACCTTGAGCGCTTGGCACGATACCGCCTCGCTCAAAGGCGAACAGCGAGCCGATACCTTTGAAAAGCCCGCCGACGAGGCCGCCGGAACCAAATAGGCTTGTCAGTCCTAAAGCTTCGGCTAGACCGCTGCCGGCCACCTCCTCGCTTGCGCCGGTGAGGCCCCCAGAGAAGTCTTGATCGCTGCCGCGGAGCCAGCTACCGGCCAACAGGTTGCCGATCTGGTCGAACGCGCCTTTGACAGCCGAATTGACGAATTCGGCGACGATCGATTGGGCCAGGTTTGCCAGCGCCTTTTGCACGGTCGTCGTGCCGAGGATGATGCCGGTGACCGACCTGTCGACCGCCCGCTCGACCGGGGCGACCAGATCGTCCCAAGCTCTTTTATTGGCCTCCGTCAATTTCGTGTCGAGCGCCTGCACGTTGGTCACGTATTTCTCGTAGGCGAGCCCCTGTTGTTCGAGGATCTTCTCTTGCATGCGGCCGTCGTTGTCGGCTGCCGCCAGCTTCTTCTCGTAATAGGCCTGATCATAGGACCATTTGAGATCGAGGAGGTCTTGCTCTTGTCGGATTGCCTCCGTCGCGGAGAGCTTGCCGAAGGCCGCCTCATCTTGGATCTCCGCCTTGTAGCGGGCGAATTTCTCGTCGCTGATCCTTTGATCGGCACTTAGTCGATTAATCTGGTCGCGCTCTTCTTGCATGGCGAGCTGCCGTCCGGCGCCTCCATTGCCGACCATGTTTGGCATCATGCCGTCTACCGACCCGGCAATGCTCGATGCTCTCGCCTGCAATGTACCAATGCTCGACCCGACTTGTGCACTGGCGCTGCTGATTTGCATCTGCGCCTGCTGAGCAGCGGCTCCCAAACCGGCGAATTGAGCCCGCATCGCATCAGTCGCGACCTGGACCGAATTTGCTGCCGCCTCCATTCCGGATTGCAGCTCGTCGGTCTGAGCGCTGATGACGACGCTGGTTTCAATGTCGCTCATAATGGTCCTTAACGATGAAGACACTTACGGCCGCAGATACGAATGTCCCGCCGAGGCTGCAGGTCAATCGCCGGTTCGGTCTCGGCGCTGCAACTCGGAGAAGTCGAGCACCACCGGGTCCAATCCGGCGTGCACGTCACCGGTTCCAAATCCGGGCCCGAGTTCGGCAAGCAGCGCCGCCATATCCGAATTTGCCGCAGAGCGTTGACTTTGGGGGGCTGATGACTCCCCTTTGCGCCGGTGTTTGGCGATACCGAGATAGGCGCCGACTAGGATGTGAAGAGGCGGATGTTCGGCCCAATAAGCTGTGAGCTCCTCCAGATCGAAGAGCGTCATCTCGTCAATTACGGCGTAGCTGTAGCCGCAGGCGGTAGCGAGGAGGCCGTAGATATAGCCCCAATCGTCTGTGTTACGTTGATTGCGTCCGCAAACGGCTCCACCATTGTCGGCTCTGCCCCCGGGCTGGACCCGGGGGCCGCCGCTTCCCCCAGGCGGCTATCGCTCAGCTTCAACCCGGAGCCGGTAAGAACGGCATTCAGCACCGCGCTGGCATTGCCGAGATCGAGCAGGTTCTCGACCATCTCGACCGTCGCCTCGGGATAGTTGCGTTGCATCGCAGCGGCGACGATTTCAACGAGTACGGTGATCTGGGTCTCGCCCATCGAGGCGCCGATCTCGGTCAATTGTCGCACTTTCGGCATTAGCCGGCGGAGCTGTCCGAGAGTCAGCGGGGGAACCTGCCAATCCCGGCCGCCCATGGCAATAGTCACGCCGGGGAGCATTACTCCACCGTGCTTAGATAGCCGATCGTCCCGGACGCATCGGCAAAGGCCGAGAAATCGAGCTCGTGAATCGTCCAGTCATCGACCTTGGTCGGTAACGACAGTTTGTCGGCCATGCAGGCGTTGAGGCGGAGCGCCATCCCGCTGCCGGCGTAGTTGGTGTAGAAAGTCGCCTTGAAGGTCGGGGTCGTTCCCATCACTTGGTTCGTGATGGTGAGCTTGCTGCCCGATGTCGTCAGATTGTAGGTGTAGAAGATCAGTACCGCGGCGTTTGCGTCGGCGGACGAAAAGGTATAGATCCCCGTGGCGAAATTTACCGAGTATTGACCGGCTGCAGAAGGGGTCGTCACGCGGTTGAAGCGCTTGCCACTGGCGCCGTAGACCACGCCGAGATCGTCGTTGTAATTGGCTGCGTTGGCGACCGTCACCGTGTAAGGCGTCACCGCCGGGATGCTGGTGGCCTCGAGCTGGGCAACGGCAAATTGGCCGGTGGCCGGGGTCAGCCCAAAGAAGATGTCGGAATATAGCAGTCCCAGTATCTGCGCGAACTTTGCCTTACCGGTGATCTTGCCCTGGCCGCGGGCGATCGCCACGGGAAATTGGAGCTGCCCATAGAGCGGTTTGTCGGTCCAATCGAAATCGATCTGAATATCCTGAAGCACGCCGAACTGGCGCGGGCCGATTCCTGACCCGGTGACGTCGGTGCGTTCGCCCCAGACCGCTCCCGAGCCGAAGCTCAATTGCATGTCAGATACTCCCTTTTCAAAAGCCGCTTCAGCATCTCCTTAGCGGCGTGAGCGACGTTCCAGGCCTGGGTATCGCGGGCGACTGCCGAACCCGGAAAATGGTCCTGCCACCAGTGCTCGATCAGCTGATCGATCGAGGCGGCCCTCGTTTCCGCGGCGGCGGAGCTGTGCTCGACATCCTCGGGAGGAGCGACGCTCCCCCCGGACACTTCGATGGCCATCGCGATACTCCTACGAGCAGAATCTATTGCAGCAAAAGGGAAGCCCTATTTCGGGGCTTCTTGCGGTGTCGCTAGCGATTTCCGCCAGGTCGCATCACTCGCTTTGTCGCCCTCGCGAATGCCAGGGCCCAGGCGCCATCCACTGATACGCTTGCCCTGGGTCCCCGCCTGCGCGAGAACGACGATCCAACTTGATCGAGGAAAGCTTTAGTGTTCTCTGGCCGCGAAGTCAGACGCAGAGGATCTCTACCGGGACGATCGCGATCGCCTGGTCGCCGAGCACGCCTTCGTCAGTTTCCACTTTTCCGGCGATGTAGGCGTGCTGCACCATCGCCGGCAATCCGAGGTTCTGAATCCCCGTGGCCGGAGATGGCGCCAGTGCAGCTTCGAGCGCATCGATCAGTGGGTTCAGAAGCATTGCTGGCGCCAAATACGGGTCATTCGAATGAACGTAGACGTAGAAATCAGCGTAGAGCGTCCATATGGTCGGCCCTCCCAGCGCCTTGGTCACCGCGTGCCCGCCCTTTTCGCTCATAAACAGCGCGGGTTGCTCGGCGGCGGCAACATCGGCCCAATGCCGGAGCCTGCGGTTCGCACTAGCGAAATTGGCGGCACCGGCCGCCATCGACCAGAGAGCGCTATAGATCGCCTCTCTGATGATCACTGTCCGCTCTCCCAGTTCGATATCGCTTCGGCCACAGCTGCGTTTATGGCGTCGCCGATCGCCGGTGTCATATCCTCGAGCGCCGAACGCAGAAATGAGCGCTCTGGAAGAGACATTCGGCGGTCATAAGCCCGCACGCTGATTGTTTTCTCGGCAATCGGCCGGCCGAAGGCCTGCCTGATCCGCCGCAGGCCGGCCCCGACGCTGACCGTTCCTGCGAAGCCGTATTCCTGGGCCATACCGTATCGTATTTCAGTGAAGACATTCGTGCTGGCACCCCGCGCGTTCTGATCGACACGGCAATCGATGCTTGATTTCAATGCGCCGGTGCGAGTTTTGAGAACTTGGCCGCTCAGCTTGTCTTGCTGCACGTTGCGTTGCAGGTCGATCCCCAGCTGGGTGATACAGCGAGCCAGCCCAGCGTTAATGGCGTCGTGAAGCTCTCGCAGCCGCTGAAGCAACTGTTCGTCGCCGACGAGATGGGCTGAGATCACGCGACCCCGCCGAGCGTTGCCATACCGGTTTGGGTCGCTGCCGGCATCAGGTATCCGGTGATCGGTGCGACGATGCGGTACTGCTGGATCAACGCTCTGATCGAGTCGCTCATGTCCTTTTGCGAGTACGAGACTGTCTGGCCACTGCCGATTGCTTTGCTGATCTCGCCGATGTGACTACGTTCGCGGTAGCGCAACGCCACGAGCTCGATACAGGCCTGCGCAAGATCCGGGGGCGTGGCCGCATAACCAGCGGTATATTGCAGCGTCACGCATGCCGCCTTCCGCGGCACCGCATATCCTCTGATCACCAGCTGTGTCGGGGTGAACAGGTATCCCGTCTCGGCGCCGGCATTAGACCCGCCGGGCTGCGCGAGTGGAGTGACTAGGATCGCCGGAAGGGTCACACGGTCGACAACAACGCTGCTGACTGCGGTAACCGGAAATGCCGCGAAGGGGTATCTTGTCTCGCTTGGGCCAAGGGTATTTCCGACGCCATCGCGAATCTCAATCCAATCCTGCGAAGCGATCTGTCGGTTGAGCCAGGTTTGGATAAACTGGCTCGCGGCGGTGATCAGCCGCGTCAGCAGAGCGTCGTCAGTCGCCGGAAAGGCGCTCTGCCCGGTTTGCAGCCAGGCCTTGACATCGGCTAGTGTCGTCAAGTCGCTAAAGCTCGCTCCAGGGAGAATAGGGTTAGTCATTACGCGTGTCCCAGCTCGTGATCCTGCGCCGCGGCGAGAACGCCCCACATGTGAGCGACCGGCGCAGCGTTTGCAGCGATCTCGCCGAGCGTTGCCATTTCACTTCCCCGCCATACGCCGCTGCATGGTTCACGACCAGCCACCGGCGTGCCGAAATGTCGGGTCACGGACACGAAAGCGGGATTGATCTCGCGCATGGCCTTGAGGGCAGGGTCATCTGTAATCATCGTAGTCACCGCTAGAACGACGTCATCGCCGCTGTAATGCAGTCGCGGATGATGCGGGTCTTATTGTGGAGCAAACTTATGGCGACCCTGCGCGGTACCCGCACGAGCTCGTCGAGTTCGTGCGGGCACCGCTCCATTGCGTGCCCGATCGCGTCGCATACGGGGAGACGGCCCGTAATGTGATCAGATCGGACACGGAGGTGTTCCTTCAGCATAAATTTCAGAGGTCGCGAACACCGTCAGCCGTTGCCGATGTTGCAAATGACGCCCATTGCAAACGGCGCGTATACCGCTAGAACTTCCTCGGCATAGACGCCGACTTGGCGCTGACGGGTGACGACTGGCCAATCGATCTGGTAGTAGTCCTGCCGGACTTTCACCTCGGCGACGTTCGGTACCTCGTTCGACTGGTACTGGATCGGTAGATTCTCGGCCCAGCCGATGATCGTGCCAGGGGGCACACGCGGATGGATCCTAATGGGGATTCGAAGACCACCCTCTATCGCGAAAGGATTGTAGTAATACTGCACGACTCCAGATGCCGTCATCTGATATTCACCGTGGCTTCCGTCT